AAAATTTAGCTATCTAGCAAATAATGCCCACATGAATATGCAGCAAGATATCCGAAAGATGTTGGCAGAGACGGGCCTTACGCAGGCCGAATTTGCAAAGATTGCTGGCGTTCATCCTGTCGCATTCTCGAAATTCATGAATCGCGAAGGGTGTTCCATTGCAGAGAGGCTCGTCCCGTTTGTGTATGGAGATAAACGCCCTAACAGAAACTCTTCTGGCGCCCATGACCAGCCCCGCGACTGAGCAGTTCTCCGTCAGGATGCCCCGCGCCCTGCGGCGGCGGATGTTGGACGTTATCGCTGCCACCGGTACCGAGATCACGTCCAGTGGTCTGGTGGTGCGGGCCATGGAAACCTATCTGGCCATCCTGGAGCGGAACCCTTCCATGCTTGAAGGCTACGACAAACGGCTGGACAGGTCAGTCACGAAGAAAAGCCGCCTGTGATGCAGGCGGAAAAGGTGGGATACATGGAAGCAATACGGGATACGGACATGTTTCTGGCGGCCCATGCCCGCCAGCTCCAGCACTGCCCCCGGATGCACCTGACGGCTCTCCGCCTGCCGTGCGGTGAGCGTGAGGAGTGCGTGGCTGGGAGCCGGTGCCCGGTCATCGCGGGAGGGGAGTCTGCTCTGCCCAAGCCGGAGAATGCGCCTTCCCACGGGGCTGCCGTGCTGCGCAAGGCGGTTGTGGACAGCGGGCTGACGCTCAAGGCGTTTTGCAAGCGGCACGTGATCTGCGAGAACACCATGGGCCAGCACATGCGCGGAGACATGCGGATCAGCCCTTACATGCTGCGCCAGTACGAGCGCAAGCTGGGCATCCCCCGCAAGGAACTGGAAGACGCCACGGCCCTGAGTGCGCGGGGCATCCACCGCACACCCAGAAAACGGTGCTGGTGACGTGTGACCCCGCTCCAGATCGTCCGTGCCTTCTGGCCCAGCGTTGAGCTGCGCATCGACTACGACAGCAGTCCGGGATGGGAGGGGAAGCTCGTCATCCGTGACCCGGCCTGCCGCCGGGATGTGGCCGCATGGATACGGGAGCACGAGCGGGAGATCATGGACGAGATGCGGGGCGATGGGCCGAAGGCGGGAAGGAACGCCGGGCGCAGGAAATAGAAAAGCCCCTCTGTCCATCTAGAGGGGCCAAAACGGAGAAGAGGTTCTTTAAAACCTGAGGATTGAAGTCATTATGCACGAGACCATGGCAGAACGCAAGGATTTTCAGTTGGAAAAGGCGGAATTGAGGCTGTCGAAGCGAGCCTACAGGGCCGCGGTAGACGATGCACACAAGGCCATCATGGCTGTCAGGGACGCACGGGAGCGTGTGCGCCGGGCGGAAAGCAGGATGAAGGAGATGGGACTGAATGGCTGAATATCGCACCATACGCATGGCCTTCTGGAACGACCCGTTCGTGGAAGAGCTGGAGGCTGGAGAAAAGCTCCTTTACCTGTACCTGTTCACCTGCCCGCACACCAACAACCTTGGCATCCTTGAAGTCTCGCGCCGCAAGATCGCCTTTGAGACGGGGCTGGATGTGGAAACGGTCAACGCAGGTCTCCAGAAGCTGGAGAAGGCGGGCAAGATCGTGACGGATGCGACCTTCATCCTGCTGACACGGTTCATCCGTCATCAGACGACGACCTCTCCCAAGATCGCACAGGCCTTGAAGGGTATGCTTGCCGGCGTTTCTTCCGCGAAACTTCGCCATGCCCTATATTCAGGGTATCCCAGCATATTCGGCGGGTTATCCCAAAACGGATACCATACGGATACCATATCCATAGGGTATCAAGACCACACCGATACCATATCCATACCCTATCGTGACCATATCGATACCGTAGGCATACCCCCCGCTGAAGAGGAAGAGGAAAGGGAAGAGGAAGATAATAGCACTCTCACTACGTTCGAGTGCTTGTCAGAAAGCGTCCCGCTTCCTGCCGCCCCCGCCAGCGAGCCCGACGAGAAGAATCCCCGTATCGACCTTGACCGGCCAGACCCGCACACCAGGCCCGGAGAGATCCCGTGCCCTCACAAGCGCATCATCGAGGCCTACGAGGCCATCCTGCCGGAGCTCCCCAAGGTCAGGGTGTGGCGGGCACAGCAGGCAGCAGACCTGCGGGCCCGCTGGAGGGAAAAGCTGCGCGAAGGGAAATTCTCCGACGAGGAAAGCGGGGTGGACTACTTCCGGCGCTTCTTCGGCTACGTCAGGCGTTCCGAGTTCCTGATGGGCAGGCGCTCCGGGCGTGACGGCAGGACGTTCCGCAACTGCCTGGCGTGGATGGTCAAGGCGAAGAACTTCGACGGCATCGTTGACGGCAAGTATCACGACCAGGAGGCAGCGTAATGGCCGGGGAACGCACCTTCGAGCTTCGGGCCCAGACGGAACAGGACTTCGTGGCCGCCGCCACGGCCGCCGTGATCTGGGGCACCATGGACGCCACTGATCTGGCAGCCATCTGTCCGCCGGACATGCTGGCTGAAGGCTCTGTCTGGGCGGCCATCTACCGCGGCATGTGCGACATGGCCGCGGCCGGGAAGAAAGTATCCCTGCCGGGTCTGTACGAGCACCTGACGTTGGCGGTGCAGGCCAAGCTGCCCGGCTATGTGCCGGTGATCCCCGCTGATCTGGAGGCGCACAGCAACTCGATATTCGGCAACAACGACGAGGCCGTGGCCGTGCTGGCGGGCAATGTGTGCCGGGAGGGGATGAAGCGGATTGCGGAAGGCAGGCTGATGGCGCTGGTGACCGATTGCCAGCGATACGGCAATGACCCGGCGGAGATCGCCGCAGGGCTGTCGGCTCTGGCGGCCGGGATGGAAGGCGTCCGCCTTGAGGAGACCACGCTTGCCGGGGCCCTGGATCGCATGATGGCCGTGTTGGACAAGGGAGAGGCCGCGGCCCCCCTGCCGACACCGTGGCCCGCGCTGAACCGCGTCCTCAAGGGCGGCCTGGTGCCCGGTGAGCTGGCCGTGCTGGCTGCCCGCCCCGGTCTGGGGAAAACGGCCCTGGCCGGCTGCATGGCCGTGGAGACGGCCCGAGCCGGCGTGCCGGTGCTGTTCATTTCCCGCGAGGTCAAAGAGTACACGCTGCTGTCCCGCATCATGGCCCGTGAGGCCCGGGTGGATTCCCGCATCTTCCGTCAGGGTATCGGCAATGCCCAGGGCGTGCGCGAAAAGCTGCTGCGCTGCAAGGCGGAGCTTTCCGGCCTGCCGCTGCGGATCGTGGAAAAAAGCGTGGCGCCCATGTGCCCCCGCGAAGTGCGCCGTATGGCAAAGAGCCTGAAGGGCTGCGGGCTGGTCATCGTGGACTATCTCCAGCTCCTTTGCCCTGACCAGAAAAACACCAGCCGTGAGCGCGAAGTGGCGGAGATGTCCCGCAGCATGAAACAGCTCGCCCTGGACTGTGACTGCCCCGTGCTGTTGCTCTCCCAGCTCAATCGGCGCGTGGAAGAAGGCGACAGGGAGCCGCGGCTCTCCGACCTGCGTGAATCCGGCGCCATCGAACAGGATGCCGACATCGTGATGTTCCTGCACACCACGCAGGCGAACCAGAAGATGTCGAAGTCCCCGGTCAAGGCCATCGTGGCCAAGGGCCGCAGCTCCGGCACCGGTGTGGCCCACCTTGTTTTCGACAAGCCCTTTGCGGACTTCGTGGAAGACCAGAACGCCGGGGCATGGGCGGCGAAGTTTGAACGGCAAGAAAGTGGGCTGTAGCTACTGCGGCCAGTGTGCGGACGAGGCCATAGGCGGCCCGCTGGCCTGTATCGTTTGCGAGAGGGAGGGGAGATATGCCCGGGAAAGGATTCTGGCTGGCCGCAGTGCTGGCGGTGTGCTGGGGAGTGGGGAGCCTGTTGCGGCAGATGTCCTGATTTTTGGCACGGGGCAGGACAGAATGCAGTGGAAAGACGACGAAACGCTGAAATGCGGGCCGTCATATGGGATGGAAGAAAAACGCGGCCCAGAACCAAAATTTACGAGGTGAACATGCGCAGAGCTGCGAAAGTGGACGACAATCAGGCGGAGATCGTGGCCGCCCTGCGCCGGGCCGGCTGCTCGGTATGCAGCCTGGCCGGTGTGGGCAACGGCTGCCCTGATCTGGCTGTGGGGCTGCGTGGCCGGACATACATGCTGGAGATCAAGGACGGGCGGAAGTCACCGTCCAAACAGCGCCTCACACCCGATGAGCAGGCATGGCATGACGCATGGCGCGGCCACGCGGCCGTGGTTCGCTCGGTGGACGAGGCCCTGGATGCCGTGGGCCTGCGCCCCGTGGCCATGCTCCACGTCTATGGGAGGGATGATTGATGGCCCGGCCAAAGATGTTCAAGCGATGCCCAGAGTGCGGGGCGGAGGGCTCTCTGAGGATCATCAGCACCACGCAGCAGGGGCATTGCCGCAATCGCTGGTGTGAATGCGCGGTATGCGGGGCCCATATCCGCTGGGTATCAGCAGGGGAGCATGGCCGCTGGGTGCGAATCCGCGAAATAAACCGGCCAGAAACCCCGCCCCATCCTTGCCTTTGACCCCGAGACCCATGCTACGCTTCCGGCAAAA